CATTGTCTCTAGCATCTTTTCTAAATAGTACTTTGCCTTCTCCATATCCTCTACAGGTTTACCTTTATAGTTATGCCTGTGTTGGTACTTGATTAGATTACCGTGGCAATAACCCTTGAACTCTTCTGGTGTTAGTCTTTCCTTGATGTATTCAATACACTCTATACCACTTAGAGCGTAGTGCATGGGCTTGTTTACTGGATCATAGTCTGACATGTTATGCATTTCCTAATGTTTTAGTGAACCGTGTAAGCTTTAGTACTTTACCATCTGTACCTTCTACTTCCTCATAACTGTTTTCTATCGGATTGTCAAGCCCCATTTCATCATTTCTAAAATCTTCTACAGAAGTATATAAGTCTTCATCATCTTGTGCCATCTTTAAGAAAGCACCCATGAGTGTAGCTAAGTGTACGAGGTAACCTAACTCCTCTATAGCCATAAGCTTTGGTTCACCTACAAGTAAACCTGTGCTCAGATCTCCCGTCCAACCGTTTTCATCGAATGATGTAGGTGACAGTATAAGTGCAACCTCATCGTCTTGTATGTAACGTTTCATCTCTTTACTTTCTCCTTGAGTATTACTCTCTTGGTCTTTAAAACTCTACCCTTCTCTTTCAGCCAAGCCTCAGGTATCACACGGTGCGCCCACAAGAAGTCGTGGTTGTCACACCAAGTGCAGTACCTAGTCTTAGAACCTTTGTACAGCTTAGCCATAGAGTTACTAAACACGAAACGTATGTCTAGCTCAGGGTGTTGCTTGCGTATTTCTATGTGCTTACGTCTATCCTCACTGTCAAAGATACCCTTAGTCTCAATGATGATACCGTTATCTAACATAAAGTCAGGCGTGTAGGTTCTGTATCGTAGGTCTTCCCACTCAATCTTTAGAACCTCGTACCTGACCATACGCTGTTTGTCTTGGAGGTACGCAGCAACCTCACGTTCAAGTCCACTGCGATACCTTCTTGGGTTATGCTTCCTCTTTGTTGTCGGCAACGGATACGTACTCCACTGTCGGGGGTGTCTTACCACCTTGATAAACCTTAGAGGGTAGTGCCTGTAGTGTAGGCCAACACTTATGCTTGAAGTCACACCAACCACACGTCTTACCTAGCTTCATGTTGCCACTGAACTTACCCCTGTATGTCTCAGGTACAGGCTCAAAGCAACGCTCAAAAGGTGCATCACTGTTGATGTAGTCGTAGGTATCTTCAATCTTCTTCAAGGTTTCTTCTTTGTCTACCTCACTGGCAGAGACATACTTGAAGTCACCATTAGCTTTATTGATTACCCACCAACCACCAACGTCTTTGTCTGCAGCCTTAGCGTAGCCTACAAGTTGAGACACATAACCAAACGTATCGTCACTACTCAAGGTATGAAAGTCTGAGAACTTATGTTCGAAAGACCAAGGAGATGCAGACTTCACATCGTCTACCTTACCGTCAAGCACCATGTCGTACTCTCCGCTAATCTCCTTACCTTCTCCTAATTGCAATGCAACTCTTTCGTTATCCTTGAAGTCAACCTTAGCTGCACGTAGGATGCCTTTGAATACCGCCTCTACAATATCACCAATCATCATGTTGATCTTGAAAGAGGTAGGCTTAGTGGACTTATGCTCTGGGTTGTTTTTCTCCATCCAAAGCTGACAGGTAGGACGCCCAATGTTGGACATCCTTAGTTTAAAATCACGCTTCTCAGCGTCATCCTGGAACTGCTTGGATAAAGCATAATGTACATCCGTTGCTACCTCTGCGATAACTTGGTTTGACATAGACGCTTTACCATCAAGCACATCCCTGAGGAATGAGTGAACAGCTAACTCTGCTTTATGCTGCATTACTCAAAGTCCTGCACGTCAACGATGTTAGCTACGATCTCTGCGTCTTCATCAGAGATACGCTCTACGTTATTCTCCTCCCACTTGTTAAGGACATACTCGTTGCTACGTTCAACGTAATCAATGAAGTTACCTAGTACTTCGTTGTCACCTTCAGCGAAGCCAACAGTATCACCTAATGATGCACTGATCACAGCGAACTTGTTACCGTTGGGCATTGATCTGACCTCAGGAGCCAAGGTAATTAAGTTCTCCACAGGAGACACACGTTTACCCATAAGCTTTCCTATTGTAGCATCAATAGACTTGAGGCTTTCTCTGTTCTTAACATCAAGTACTATTGGTACTTCACCGTTGTGTTCTACTACAGGTTCACCACCTTCAACAAACGGATCAATAAAGGTAGCTAAACCCATGAGAACTTTGACCCTGCTTACACTACGGATATAGTCTTGCTGATCTTTAGGTAGAGCATTGAAGTCCTTAATGTAACCTGAGGGTCTACCTAAGTTAAACGTACCAAGTGTGTCCTTGAGATCTGCATTAAGGTTTGTAGACATTACAGTACGATGGAAGGCGTTGTTTACACTATCCCACTTCTGCCAACGCTGACGTTCAACAAAGAAACGTACAGCCATACCACGAGAGAGGAACTCATCGTCGCCTTTCTTGATCTTAAACACTGGTGAGTTTGCTACCTTACCCTCTACTACTTCTTGGATCACTCCTGTAGATATACGGTATAAGTCTACTGATGCACCTGAACTCCCAGCGCTGGGTGAGAAACCCATAGCATCTGCAAGGTTCATATTCTCTACACTAAGTGGAACTATATTGTTCATTCTTTATCCTTTCTTTAAGTTAGAAGCCATGTTATACCACTAAACGTCAACTGTGTCAAGCCAATTGTTTCCTATCTTTGCTTCCAATAACATAGGCACATTCATCTTGACGTTGTATGCTTTCTCTATCAACTCCTCTAAGCTACCATTAAGGTCTGTAACTATTTGTAATACTTGGTCTTTCTCATCTGGATGTACATCTATAACCATAGAGTCATGTACACTATTAACAATGCAAGAGTGCAAACTATTTAGTCTAGCATCCATCTCGTTGAGTACGACAGGCACAACATCACCTGTAGCGAAGCCTTGCACAGGATAGTTCTTGATCATCGTGAAGTGTGACGGTGTACCGTTAGCCCTACGTATAACCTCAGGGAAGGCGTACTGTCTGCCACTCACGTTAGTTATCTTCTGAAACCTGATAGCTTCATCACCTAGCTTCTTATGCCAAGCTGCGATACCTTTATACTTCTCTGTGAAGTGCTCGTAGTATGCAGCCTCTGCTTTACTTCTACCGTAACCTGTAGCCCCAAAGAGAGGAGCGAAGGTGTGAGCCTTAGCCTCTTGGCGTGACGTAGGTTGCCCTGCATCAGAGATAACCTTGGCTGTATAGGCGTGTACGTCAAACCCTGTGTCTATCTCTTGCATAGCTGTGCTGTCTTGTGCAAGGAATGCTGCGACACGAAACTCAAGCTGGGCGAAGTCACACTCCATGATGTAACCACCATCCCAACGAGAGATGAACACACGTTTTACAGGGAAGGTTCCTCCTCTGGGCATGTTCTGCATGTTGGGATTGCGTCCAGAAAATCTACCTGTACTGGTGACATGCTGGGTAAGGTTGACGTGTAGGAATCCATCTTGTTTAGTGTAGGTGGAAATACCATCCACAAAACTACTGAGATAACTACTAATAGCAGAAAGCCTTTTAACATCCTCAAGGAATGTCTTGGCAGATTCCATGCCGTTGTTGTTAGCGGCAGCAATAAGCGCATCTAGTTTATCCTTTCCTGTAGCGAAGCCGTTGTAGCTGATCCACTTGCGTGACGGTGGGGGGTTGAACCCTAAGCCAGCCATCTCTTTAGTCTCTTTAAGTTTGTAGCCTTTACCGCCACAGTCCTGACATGCATTGCCTTTCTTAAAAGGTGTACCATCTTTCTTGATCTTGTATGTCGTACCTGTACCGTTGCATGTACCACAATGTAAAGGTATTGTCTTCAACATAAGACTACTGTTAGACTCTATGATTGACTTGTAGTCTGCTGCTGTGTCAGCGTACTCAAACAAGTCGGACCATTCTTTTTTGTTGTGTATCCTACGGCTGAAGATAACCTGTGATAGTTGCTCTGGTGAGTTAAGGTTTATGGGTGTTCCTCCCATGAGTGTTCGCACTCTTTTATACAACCTGGACTCGATCTCTTCTTTCTCTCGCTGGAACTCATTTCGGACATGTTCGAGGGCGGTACGATCCACCCTGATTCCAGACATGTACATTCTTCCCAAGGTGCAGCAGGTACGGAAGGTAATGTCCTGTATACTTCTGAGGGAATGGGAGGCGGGGTCAGCGTAGTCCTTTTCGATTGACTTGTACAACTCACCAGTAGTACGCAAGTCAAGCTCAAGATAGTGGCTGAGCTTTTCCAATGGTATTTCATTTGTGTTGTATCCTTTCTTGTAGTATTGTTTTAGTGTGTCATCCTTCTGATGTTCTAAGTTTCTACGTAAAGCACACTGCTCTAAGCTGAGAGGTAGCTTGTTGCCACGCTGCAAGATGTACTCTGATAGCATGGTATCGTATATCTTACCGTCATACTTAAAGCCACTAGCCCACAGCCACGACAAGTCGTACTGTAAGTTGTGTCCTATCAGTAGGGTTGTTGAGTCAAGCCATCTCTGTAGCTTGCACTTGTTCTCTGCTGCATCGTTTCTCTCTGCGTGATCAAAGCAAAGCAATGCCTTGTCACCTGTCTCCAAACACAATACACCTACTTGTGTTAGCGTATTGCTAGGCTCAAAGGGATCGTTGAATATCTTACCGTTACGTAAGGTAATACTGTTCTCTACATCAAACACTCTTCTCATTATGATTTATACCTTGACCTTTCTCCATCTAACTCACAGTGTATTACTCCATGCCAGCCACCACGTAGCTTGTTCTTAGCTATGTTCAAGTGGCGCTGGGGATCTTGTTCGTCTTGACCTTGTACTTGAGGGTTCTTTGAGATCAAGACCATCAAGTCACTCTCTGCTGCCTTACCTGTCTTACTCCCTTCCATCATTGATTGATCTACCATAACTTTACCTTCAGCTTCAGCAGATAGTTGCGACATCCATATGATAGCACAGTCGTATTGCTTAGCTATGTTACGTGCATGGATAGCTGCCTCTTTCAGGTAGACATGAGACTCAGCGCTACCCTTGCTTGCAAACTTATCACCCATGTCAAGCACCAAGATGTCAGGCTTGTACGCTTTCACCATAGCTTCTACCCAAGACATATCTTTACCTGTACTATCGTATACTTTGATGTTATCTTTAACTGGTTTGTATCTTGTGTTAGCTAAGGCGTAGTTACCTTTGACTTCACTCATTGACATGTTTGTAGCTGCGCTAAGATACCTAGCACCTACACGGTGATACGCTTCTTCGTTACACAGGATGATACACTTAGCGCCTTGACTTGCGAACCCACCGTCAGAGGCAATGAGAGAAGCGTGGAAGCTAGTCTTACCTGTGTTTGGCCTTGCACCTACAATAACTAAATGACCACCACTGATACCCTCTACCCTTCTTGAGAGAGAGTGTATGTTGAACTTCCACTTAGCTTGGATAGCTTCTTTCTCTAGCAGAGTATCAATAGATATGTCACACCAATCCACTTTCAAGTTAGGCATGAAGTCATCTTGGTAGTCCTGTATTATTTTACGTACTGGTTCCAAAGACTTCTCTGCTCCGTTGACATACTGAAAGCCAAGCTTTGCTATCTCCTCTCCGACTAACTGTTGGAACAGTTTTGATAGTACCTCTTGTGCTATGTCTTTGGAGAGGGGCTGCTCTTTGTTTATCTTTCTGAATAAGTCCTTGTACATATCCTTGTTGGATGTAGTCAGGACATTACGTGTAAAGAACAGAGCTTCTAGTTCAGCAGGTGTAATGTTCTTATCGTACTGCTGCATAGCGTAGTCTAGTGTGTTCTTTATCTTACGCACTTCTTTAGTGAACAACTTGTCAGGGGTACGGATACCCTTGTGGTCTTCATAGAAGTCCTTATCAAGT